CACGAGCTCAAGGCGCGCGATCGCAGATGGCGCTTGCGTTTGAAACAGTCTACGGCACACCGCCCGAGACCGGATACGTTAAGATTCCCTTCGCCAGTACAACTCTTGGTGCAGAGCAACCACTGCTCGACTCGGAACTTCTGGGCTACGGGCGGGATCCGCTTGCGCCGATCAAAGACGCCCTGACCGCTGATGGCAATGTGGTGGTTCCCATCGATGCGCGCGCGTTCGGCTATTGGCTGAAGGCGACGTTCGGAGATCCGATCACCACAGGCACTGAGGCGCCGTACAGCCACGAATTCCGCTCGGGCAACTGGACGCTGCCAAGCCTCTCGATCGAGATCGCCATGCCGGAGATCCCGCGTTTTGCGATCTATGCAGGCTGCGTGGCGGATCAGCTGTCCTGGCAAATGACCCGCTCGGGGCTTCTGACGGCCTCGGTGTCCATGGTCGCTCAAGGTGAGACCTTGGGAACCACCACAGGTGTTGGCACGCCAGCAGAGATTGCGCTGCAGCGTTTTGGCCATTTCAACGGCGCCATCAAGCGCGAGGGGGTGGCACTGGGCAATGTGGTCTCGACCCAGATCACCTACGCCAATAATCTCGACCGCATCGAGACGATCCGCGCCGACGGCATGATCGACGGCGCAGATCCGTCACTGGCCGCCCTTTCGGGCAGCATGGAGGTGCGCTTTGCCGACAATACGCTGATGGATCAAGCAATCAACGAAGCGGATTGTGAACTGGAGTTCTCCTACCTGCTGCCCACCGGCGAAAGCCTCACGGTCACAGCGCATTCGGTCTATCTGCCGCGACCGCGCGTCGAGATCGGCGGGCCGCAAGGCGTGCAGGCCACTTTTGATTGGCAAGCGGCCAAGGACGCAGTGGTGGGCCGGATGTGCACCATCATCTTGGTCAACGATGTGGAGGCCTATTGATCATGCTTAAACTTGATCTGTCAAAAAAGCCGCGCTGGCTTGAGCTGTCGCCCGGGGTGCGCGTGCAGCTGCTGCCGCTGACCACGGCGCTGATGGTGTCCACCCGTGGCGATATCACGGTCGAGACCCTGCCCGAGGAGGCCAGCAACGAAGACCGCGCGCTGGTCTTTGCCAAGGCGCTGGGGCGGCGGGCGGTGATTGCCTGGGAAGGTGTGGGCGACGCAGACGGTGAGGTGCTGGGCCTCACGCCCGAGGGTGTTGACGCCTTGCTCGATGTCTATCCGATCTTTGAAGCGTTCCAGGCAGGTTATGTCGCCAAGGCACTGGTGTTGGAACAGGAAAAAAACGTCTCCGCGCCCTTGCCGACTGGCACTTCAGCGGGGGCGATCGGTACTGCGAGGCTTGCCAAGGCCAGTGCCCGGACTGCCCGGAAAAAGTGAACCGCCCCCAGACTTTTGAGGGTGTGCAGATCTGGGACCTGGTTGGCCGTTTGGGCGGCCAGCTGCGCGCGACACGGCAGATCATCCTCGGCTGGGACATGGGTGCGGCCCTCGCCATGGCGCGTGCCCTTGGCATTAACGGTCTCGTGGCGATGGAACTGCTGCCCGAGATTGAGGCCGTGATGGTCCAAAAAATAAATGAACGGATTGGAGAATATCATGGCTGAAAAGCGCGTATCCGTCCGTCTCGGTGCCGTCGGCGGAAACCAGGTCAAATCCGAACTCAAGGGGATCGGGGACGCCGGTGCGAGGGGCCTCGGTCGGCTATCGCGCGAGGTCGATATTGCAAATGCCCGCCTCGCATCATTCACCCGCCGATCCAAGATCGCTGCAGCGGCAGCTGGGGCAGCTGTGGTCCTTGCGGGCGCTGCAATGATCCGCTCAGGGCTGCAGACCATCGACCAGACAGCCAAGCTGGCGCAGTCGCTGGATACGACCGTAGAAAGCTTGCAGGTGCTTGAGCGGGCCGCTGATCTTTCGGGCGTCTCTATGGGCAGTGTTGAGCAGGCCACAATGCAGCTGACACGTCGACTAAGCCAAGCCGCATCCGGTGCAGGCCCAGCAGCCGACGCACTTGACCGGCTTGGTCTTTCAGTCAGTGAGCTGCAAAGCCTGCCGCTCGATCAGCGCATCGCTTTGATCCAGGACCGACTGGCGGAATTCGTGCCGGAGGCCGAGCGTGCCGCTGTCGCCTCACAGCTCTTTGGCGACCGCGCCGCCCTCGTATTTACGCGCATCGATACCGCCACGTTGCGCCAGGCCACCGCTGACGTGAATGATTTCGGCATTGTGGTTTCCGAGCAGGACGCCGACCAGATCGAGCGCACCAATGATGCAATCTCGCGCCTTGGCCTGATCTGGCGCGGCGTCTCGAACCAGCTGGCGGTCGCCGCAGCGCCTGCGCTTGAGGCAGTGGCGGATGCTCTGGCAGCCATGGCCCGCACCAGCGGTCCGCTTGGGGTAGCCATCAAGGGCCTGTTTGAGAACATCGGCCGGCTGACCACCTACGCTGTGACCTTTGCAGGCGTGATGGCAGGCCGGTGGGTGGCGGGGCTTGTGGCCGCGACTTTCTCGGTCAGTGGATTGGTGACTGGTCTGGTTTTCCTGCGGGCCGCGTTGATCCGCACCGGCATCGGCGCACTGATCGTCGGCGCAGGCGAGCTGGTCTATCAGTTCACCCGCCTTGTCGCTGGTGCCGGTGGGTTCGGCAACGCGATGGACCTGCTGAAGGACGTGGCGGTCGAGGTCTGGGACCGGGTGTCGCTCAGCGCGGACGCGGCTTGGGCGCGTGTCGAAGCTGGCTGGGCCACGGCGCAGGCTGGTATTTACGACGGGCTGCAAGCAGCCACAGAGGCTGTGGTGGGCTGGGCAAACAATACCGTCAATACCTTTGAGGGCACGTTCCTTGCGGTGCAGGCAATCTGGGGCGCGCTGCCAGATGTGTTTGAACGCGTCGGCGCCCTTGCGATCAATGGCCTCGTCGAGGTGATGGAGACTGGGATCGCGGGCATCACTGAAGCGATCAACACCGTACTGACCCTTGGCGGTCGGCGTCCCGATTGGGCCATCACTGCGCCTGATCTTTCAGCGTGGCAATCGGTTGTTCCCGAAGCCGTCAACCTTGGGGACAGCGCAAGGGCGGCCTACGACAGCGCGTTCTCGGACAATCCATTCCAAACGCCTGATCTCTTCGGGGGCATGGCAGACGACGCGCGCGGCCGGGCATCTGGGTATTCCGAGGCGGCGGGCATGCTCTCGGATGCTGCCTCGCGGCCCATGACGGCATGGCAGGCGCTGAAGGATGCGGTTTCCGGCGCGGGAGATGAAGGCACGGCGGCGCTCGAAAGCGCTGCAACCTCGGCGGACCAATTCAACGATGCGCTGGAGGAGACCGAGGATCAGGCAGGGCGCGCAGGTGGGGCGGCAAAGCAGGCGGGCGCCGACGCAGCGGAGGGTGCAGAGGCAGCAGCCACTGGCTGGCAGGCGGTTGTGAACGCGGTCAGCGAATATGCCGACAAAGCCCGTGATGTCGGTGCGGACATCGGCAACGTGCTCGTGAGCGCGTTTCAAAGTGCGGAAGACGCGATCGGCAACTTCGTGAAGACCGGCAAGCTGGACTTCAAAGGCCTGGTCACCTCGATGATCGCAGACCTTGCCAAGCTGGGCGCGCGCAAATTCATCCTCGGGCCCATCGCTGATGCTCTTGGCGGTGCCTTGGGTGGGCTCGGTGAGATGTTTGCGGGCGTATTCCATCAGGGCGGTATCGTGGGCGGGCCTGCGCCATCGCGGATGGTTCCGGCCATGGCCTTTGCGAATGCACCACGGATGCACAGCGGTGGCTGGGCTGGACTAAAATCCGATGAAGTTCCGGCTATACTGCAGCGCGGCGAGCGCGTTCTGTCGCGCAAAGAGTCACGAGGCTATGGCGCCGGAAATATCGGTAATGGTGGCGGCGCGGTCACGGTCAACATCATGACGCGGGACGCGGAGAGCTTCCGCCAGAGCCGCACGCAGGTCGCAGCCGATATGGCGCGCGCGGTCTCCATGGGCCGGAGGGGCATGTGATGGAGTTTCACGAGGTGCAGTTTCCCGACAACATCAGCCGTGGGGCTCGCGGGGGTCCTCAGCGGCGCACTCAAATCGTCGAGCTGGCTTCTGGCCGCGAGGAGCGCAACGCCTCTTGGTCCGCGTCGCGCAGGCGCTATGATGTATCCTACGGCGTTCGGCGCGCGGACGATTTGTATTCGGTGGTCGCATTCTTCGAGGCTCGCCTTGGTCGTCTTTATGGTTTCCGTTTTAAAGACTGGGCCGATTATAAATCCTGCGCGCCATCAATTGGAGTGTCAGAGATGGATCAGCTCATCGGGATCGGTGACGGGACGATTACGTTCTTCGCGCTAACCAAAGCTTACGGCACCGGGCCACATGCCTATCATCGGCGCATCGAGAAGCCGGTTGCTGGAACAATTCGAATCGCGCTGGGCGGTGCAGAGCAGTTCAACGGCTGGTCGAGCGACCCCTCCACCGGGATCGTCACCTTTGAGGTGCCTCCGGATCCCGGCGTGACCATCACTGCAGGCTACCAGTTCGACGTGCCCGTCCGTTTCGACAGCGATCTGATGGACGTCACCCTCGACATCGAACGGATCGGTTCGATCACCTCAATCCCACTCGTGGAAATCCGTCTCAAATAAGGAACCAGCTGATGCAGAATTATACGGCCCTTGAACATCGCCCCGGCGATACGCCCCAGCTTTATGATCTGGATGGTGGCCTTGTCACACAAAACAACTTTGGCAAGGTCATTCGCCTCGATGCGAGCCAGCAGGTGACAGCGCTGACCCCGGTGCCGATCGAGGCCGAGGAGCGCTATGCGTTCCGCGCGGTGTTTCGGCGCGCCACAAACAGCCCTGATCCCTCCGACGATGCCATTGCTTGCGGCATTGACTGGCTGGCGGCGGACAAGACCGCACTTTCCACCATCACTGTTGAGACCATCCTCAATTTCACCAACGCGGATGGGCGCCGCGAGGTCCGCACCTCGGTCGTGGCAGAAGCCGATGGCCCCTCCAGCGTCGTGGCTCCAATCGGCGCACGCTACGCGGTCCCATGGGTGCGCACGTTCGGGATCAACCACGCC